TTTGGTCCGCTTGTTCTGCCCGTGTTTTGCAATCGACGGCATATTTGCGCGCTTAACGCTTTCTGCCTGGTAATGCTCAATGTGTTCTCTGTTCACTTCGCGCATTCCCCGATGATGATTTGCCCTTTTTCACCCCAGACTTTTGTGACCCGGCCATCCCAGACGCGGCTGTCGTCGTCGAAGATGGCATCGAGTAACGCCTTTTCCAGGTTGTCTTTGTCCGGTTTATTTTGATGAGCCTGCCCGTTCAGTTGTGCGCGCTTCTTCTGGCTCCAGCTCTTTGGCATGGGAATGACGAAAGTGACGTGATAACCGGATTCCGGCAGGCTGATCCCAAGCAACCGGACCTGTTCTTTAAATGCCCAGTACGCTGCTGTAGCTGGCCGTTTATGCCACCGGTCTCGCTGGGTCATTCGGGGTTTGCCAATCGGCGTAATTTCGTAAATTTTCATGCGGGAACCACCAGCCCACGACGGGCAACTTCGATCACTGTAAGCACAATCGCGCGGTCCATTAACTGCCGGCGTTCTTCCCTGTTCAGCTTATTACCGTTATCAATGTTGTCATGACAGCAAACACAGAGCGCGGCTGTCGCACAGTCATCCGTTTTTAACCCCATACCTTTCCCTTCATTTCGGTGTGCCACCTGAGTACCCCATGCCCCACAAAGAACACAACGCTCGATCTGCCCAACAGCAGCGAGCCATTTTTTGTTGCGATAAATAGCCACGCTCACCCCCACATCCGGTTTTGCCAGCGGCGATCGGCGCGCGGCGGATGGTTACTTTCCGGTAGCCTGGCGCTAACCGTCCATGTGATGAAATCGTTGTTAAGGCTGCGCTCGACAGGAACTCCGCGGCGCCGGTATTGAGCCAGCAGCTCGTCGGCCTGTTCGGTAGTGCAGTTGTCGTGCTGAAACCAAGTTAATTTCATCGGCTCAGCTCCCGAAACTCATCAGCTGCGCAGCTGCGTTCTCTGCTTCACGCAGATCCCTGAATGCCCTAGACAATATCCAGCGCCAAAGAACATCAAGCGCCGCTTTGTAGAGTTGCTGGAACTCGATTTCGTCCATATTGGCAAAGGCAATACTGCGGGGATGTTTGCGAAGAGTACCGTCCGGCAGCTGGATGGCATCGTAATGACCGGATTCAACTGTCACCCATGCGCGGTAGGCATCGAAGGATTTGCAGGCGCTTATACTGCCAGTTCGCTTATCGGCGATGCGATCGAGGTATTGCTCAGCAGCATCCAACAGCGCGCCTTCGTTCCCGCCGTATGAAGCGAGGAATTTGGCGTAGCCGGTAACCAACTTGCGCTCATTGGATGAGATAGCGCCGCCGGTTGGTTCCCAGTATTCGAAACCGAGATTCAGCAGTGCAAAGAAACGGCGGTGAAATGCCGGGTTACGGACCTGTTTGAAGTCGGCCACCAGCACGGCGCCGAGCTTGATTTTTGATTGCAGTAATTCGCTGGTCTCCGGCGTGGCGGGGATCAGGATTCCTGATGATTGCTTGATGAGTTGTAACTGCGCCATGGTGTTCTCCGTGGCGCATCAGGTTAACGGGTGTTCAGTCCGTTGAAATTATGATATCAGAGGGTTGCGTTATACGGTAGCCAAGGCGGCGAAGAAATCGGGTTCCAGAAGACAAATTAAAAATTCCTTCATCCTCCATTAACGGACGGCATGACACCATTCCATTTTGACAGTAAACGAGGTATCGGCGCTCAAGAGGCATAGATCCCATAAGCCTCCCGTCCGAGCGCCGAATAATATCGTACCAGTCTGCTTGTTCCTGACTTTCGTTCACACACATACCCCTTCTTCGCTATCCACAAATACACTCTTCCGGCGGGGAGGTACCCCTCGACACAATCAAAATATCAAATGCCGCAAATTTCCTAATAGGTTCACCGCAAGAAAAAATCAGTTTTTTACTGTAGCGTCTAAACCATACAACAAAACACTGTATGCATAAACAGTAAATGTGCATTATGGTTAAATGTGAACATGTAAGGTCTGTTTCTGCAATAGCATTGCATATGATTTATTATCATATATATTTCAATCACTTACGCGTAAAAATGATTGTTATTTTTAACTGATATCCCCGGCAGAAGCGCCGACTGTAAATACCTGTTAGTAAGTGTCCGTCAGTAAAGCGGCAATGGTGTCGATATAGGAAGAGATTTTTTTTGCTAATGACACCCCCTGTCAGGTTGGTAATTTGTTGCCATGCTGTGCACATTAACTAAACGATATTTTCATATCGTTCCGCATTGCCGCTCATTATTTATGAGAACGTAAAAAAACCCGCCGAAGCGGGTTTGTTTTAATGCTTTGTTCTTACCGGAAAGGACCAACACTTATAACCGTAAGCGTGAGCATCAAGGATGCGACGTTCCGAATCAGGCGTCCCAGCCTTTGCGCGAGCTTTACGGAAACGACATTTTACCCAGCGGAAACCGGCTGGAAGCGGTTTGGTTGTAATATCTTTTAAAGCCATATAGAAACCTCGTCCCAGGAGAGCACCTCCCTGAAACTTGATAAATATATGGGGATCCGCTACTGTACTGTTGTGAAGGCAGTACCGATTGCGGGTGCTCTGCATCCCCAATCCGGGCCCATCCTCGCCAAAGGATGGGCCCAAATTCTTTTTATTTCCGAACATATGCTTTTATTACGTATAAAATACGTTCTGCCTCTTCAGCTGTCAGATCCGTCGGTAGACCTTGTACTGTGACCATAGCGCCTGTTTCAGGGCGGAATAAAATAGGCAGGTTGAAGGTTTTCGCCTTTTCCCCATTTGCCTGTTTGACCTTTTCAAGTTTCTGTTCCACAGCATCGAAGCTACTGAGTTCACCCTCGGTATCAGCTAGGTTTACGATAGTTCCCACTCGTACATACTCCTCGAATTTATTAACCGCACTTTTAAATCGGCTACGATAATTGTGTACTGTTGAATCGCTGGGCTTGTTAACCTGTGTTTCAACATACCGAGAAATAAGTTGATCGACATCCAAATCACGTGCATCGTCATCCTCGCTGCATTCAATAACAGAGAGCAAGAGTAACGCTGAATTCTTTATGTTCCGTGCTGTTGACTCGTTGATTAGCCCAAGTTTCGGCAGTTTTATCAAAAAATCAAAGAATGCTTGAGTCGAATAGTTATTGTCCATAAGCATCTCACTTAAGTTCACCAATACTCTTAGTCTAGATTCAGAGGTTTTGCCGATCAATGTTTTTTTATCGATCGGCGAATCTTTTTTTAATCCAGAATTGATATCTAATGGCCCAAGTAGACTTCCCCACAAAGTTCATGATTATTCCACACTGCTCTAAATTTTATTTTTCACTTAAAATACAATGATTTACACGGATCCACTAAAAGCACTTGTGTTTTCTCCTGATCAATGAAAACACTGATATTAGACACAGTTCAAAGTTCACAATTTGTGCTTGGGAAAGATAAAGGAGTAAGGAAGGCACCTTCCCTCCCTACTTTTTTACTGGATATATTTCATGTAACAAGTCGTTTGGAACATAGTTCTGGAAGATTAGCTCTCACTAGTGCTTCAGCAAACACTTGCGAACGAAATTGCCACAGCGGGCTATCTGCTTATCCTTCGCATACTTCACACTGCGGTAGTCACAGTCGATGCTGTACCAGTCCGGGAAGCCCTGTGCCCATTAAATTTCATGAGGTTGGAGCATACACATGCCGATATCAATAATGCGATAAATTATGCCGTCAACGGTAACCAGCCCGTCTCAATCCTTGCCGCAGTATTCCCGCAGGAACACCAATGTTTGCTGTGCGCGGTGTTAGTCATACCCTTCAGCTGTCAGCTGTGGTTTTCCAGATGCTAGTTGGTTCAGTTACGGCGGAAACCAAGGCGACGAAGGAATTGCGGACGATCAGCACCACAACCCAATCACGCCTTAGGACCGTAATACCCGTAATACCCATAGCGCCTGTACCATGCCTTGTTCACAGTTTGCCCACGTCGGTGTTTTTTTTGCCTAGTGACTACTTATTGCCTTATGGGTAATATGCATGAAACAAATAACACAAGGTTGTGACATGCTTGACTTCATTCGCGACATCTATACCTCATTCCGCCAAACGTCCATTGAGAGGGTTAAAAGCCCGTACCTCGGTGCATTCGTATTCTCATGGATTGGCTTCAATTGGCAGATGCTAGCAATATTATTGCTAAGCAAAAAAGGAGTTGAGGAACGAATTGAACTTATAAATAAAAACTTCGATATTGGTGATTATTTGCTAGGACCAATAATTACCGCAGGATTGATAGCAATAATCCTCCCGCAAATTAATAAATTAATAACAAAGGTGCAGGACAAGCCTAACATCGAAACAATCACCCTGAGTTTAAATTCAAAAATTGAAATTGCAGAATTACAGCAAGCACTTGCTGAGAGCGAAGCAAGAAAGAAACTTGCGGAAAAAAAAGAAGAGAGATTTATTGAAGACGGCATTCATGCAATCAAAAACGAACTTGAACAGACCAAGGGGCAGTTATCTGAAAGAAATAAAGATGTTGAGTTTTTGCGCGACATAAGAACAGACCTGGAGGGCAGGCTTGCCAAGGCAGAGAGTCAACTAAATGTTGAGAAGGACGCTAGAATACAAAACCAAAATGATTTAAATGTTGAGAGAGAAAACAACCGAGCGATAAGTGATAAGTTATTAGGTGTAACAGCCACCTTGAAAAAATACCAAGAGGAGCTTGCTTCCTCTAAAGAAAGCCTCAAAACATCAGATGAAACTAACAATCAATTAAAAGGTTCTTTTGATTACTTGACTGGGTCCATTGACTCAATAAAAGAAAAATACCCAAATATTTTAAGAACACATAATGTGAAAGGTAGAACACTTTATTCAATTAATAGAAAGGCTCGGCCTTTACTTGTCGATGTCAATGAATATTTAGAAAGAGAAATTGAAAGAGAAGAACTAGAGAGATTACAGTTCCTACGCAATATCAAATCTTGATAATTAAGCATACGGTACATACTCAGTTATCACCTGCCCCTGTATACCGGGGGCGTTAAACAGCTTTATTCACCACCGGTACAGCATACGTCAACACATAGCATAGACCTTGTTAGGTGAACGCCCCAGCAAATCCCTCGTCTCATTCTTCTCAGGTATAATCTTTCGGCTGTACTTCAGCCGAGCCCTGTACTCCGGCGCGCTCAGTTCGTCGCTAATTGCTGACTATCCAGTTGCTCCCCCTCCCAGTTATCACCAACAGACTTCAACCCCCTACGGTAACCATAGTCGTTAAATACCACATCAGCGATGCCAGGCCTATTTCAGCCAGTACCACGTCGGTTGCCGGATTTTTTAGCGTAGCGAACAAAGGGGATATTGTCCCTGTGTATCACACAACCGGATAAGAGCGCCCATCTGCGTCGTAGCTATACAGCCCATCGTATTGTGATGTGTTTCCATTTCTTCGAACGCAGCTTGAAGTCAAGACTTCTGCCCCGCATTCTCCGCAGTCAGGGTATCACACAGTTTCCCTTTTTCTCTCAGCACTACCGTTGTGCAGTCCAGACGCTCTGCCAGACGTGTTAATAACTTCGCTATATTGATGATAGGCGTGGAGCTGCTTGAGGCTTTCGGAAGTTCATGCCCTACCGCAAAAAGTTCTTTGTTGTTCAGGTCACTCATCTTGCTGCTCCCCGGAGCGTGAAACGTTCCATGTCAAAGTCGATAACTGCGCGCTGGTCCCTGAATGCCCTGGACAAAATCCAGCGCCATAGGACATCAAGCGTCGCTTTGTAGAATTGCTGGAACTCTGTTTCGTCCATATTGGCGAAGGCAATGCTGCGGGGATGTTTGCGGAGAGTACCGTCCGGCAACTGGATAGCATCGTAATGACCAGATTCAACTGTCACCCATGCACGGTAGGCATCGAAGGATTTGCAGGTGCTGATACTGCCAGTACGCTTATCGGCGATGCGATCGAGGTGTTGCTCAGCAGCATCCAGCAGCGCGCCTTCGTTCCCGCCGTATGAAGCCAGGAACTTGGCGTAACCGGTAACCAGCTTTCGTTCATTGGATGAGATAGCACCGCCGGTTGGTTCCCAGTATTCAAAACCGAGATTGAGAAGCGCGAAAAAGCGCCGGTGGAATGCCGGATTTCGGACCTGTTTGAAATCGGCCACCAGTACAGCGCCGAGCTTGATTTTTGATTGCAGTAATTCGCTGGTCTCCGTGGCGCATAAGGCTGTCAGTTGTTCAGGCTGACTCTGACATTATGTACAGTCGATAACAGAAAATCAATGCCAGAAAAAACACTTAAAGTGGGTCTGATTTGCCAGTGAACGCTATTTATCTACAGCTATTTCTGGCAAACAGTTTTAGACTTGATGATAGTGCCGTCATTACAAACAACCTTACGCCCGAGCAATGCGATATCCCGCCTTTCTTACCTGAGAATGATTTATTTTCTCTATGCCTAAGGCAAATAAATTTCAATTAAATGTTTTAATACTTAACATTCTTACCAAAGAACCAGAGATAACATAGTAAGCATCATGATAATTTCAAATTATATTTCACAGTATATCAAGAGGGTGTTATCCACTGACTAGAAAATGAAGCAAACAGAAAAAAGCAAGCAAAAGAGTTTTATTTCTTTCGCCCGCTTACCAAAAAGTGCAACCATTTATCACAAGTAACTATTATTATAATGTGCTTACGATTTTATTAAGAACATCAATGGATGAATCATAATAGAATCTCCCGACAGAATTCTCATTGTATTGCGACTCAATTTTATTGATCATGTACTTGCAAGATGAGATAAAGTTCCTCTTGTTTTCTTTTGATAGTTTTGTATAATTCAACTCAAAGAAATCCTTATATCTAATCACCTGGCGAAGCATATATATATCAACATTTAAATTCCTAAGTAATGTATTCGCCCTGACAAAATTAGAGTATACTTTATTACCATCAGGCACTTTCTCCGATGATAAAAGGAGAACTTTAGCCTGTTGCGTATCTATATTGTCAGTATGATACCCTTCTTTATTTTCCGCAATAGCATAAGCTTGATCTAAAAATTGCTGGGCTTTTTCATAATTTTGAAAAGCAATGAAACTCATCGCATACTGAAGCCAAAAATGGGGGTTATTGGTTAACCATGTCACCTCTATTTTCAAATCTTCATAGTACCGCTGCAAGCTACCTCTCTTCATTGCATCAGGCATTAACTGTTCGACAAAAGAAAACTTAAGCATTGATTTAAAGATTCTGTCCTGCTCAAAATTTCTATTTTCTATTTTATTGAACTTGGATGCAACCTTAATTAAAAACGAGCTTAGCGCTGTTGATGAGAAGTTATTCTTGAGAAGATGAACACATAATAAACTTGAACTAGATACAATGCCATCATTGATCTTGAATAACATCCTGAAGTTTTTATTATTTAAGATTGAATTATCATATATCATGTCATCATTAGCAATGGATGATATGATGCTTTTAGTTCCTGGAATACCTATTATTTGACATAAGCATGCGGCAATAAGAGTGCTATCATATTTTTTGCATATTTTTATTTCATCTACATATTTTTTTATTTTATCTTTTATTTGAGGAGAGCCCAACATTGACAATAATATTATAGAAAGTTGCCCATTATTTCTATCATTTAATTGTTTTATTTTCTGGCTATGTGACAAGCCTGCTCTCTCTCCCCACAAACCAAGGTTATCGATAATAGATACAACACTTGATAACTCATGTTCACTTAGGCTATCAATATTCACCTCTCGGTATTTGAAGCCACAAAGATCCAAGTCTGAGCGGTGGTATTCATGATCAGCTATACGGGCAGTAAGGATCATAGTAATATTGCCGTAATTACTTCTTACAACATGCTTAATGATGTTCAAATATTGTTCATAGCCATCTAAAAGTATGATGGAGTTTTGAGATAACTTACCAATATAATCTATATCTGCAATATAGTCGCCTTCAGAATCACCAATTTCATATACAGTGTATGATAAGGTAGAAAGAGCAACCCTAATTTCTTTCAAGAGAATGCTTTTACCATTACCGAGGGCGCCAGTTATAACTATATTATTTTTAAAAATATTTTTCTTAACTTCATCAACTGCATCACGATATGTCAAACAAGGTCTTTTCGAATTACCCAACATAAAATTGTCAATGTACTTATCATCAACCTCACCATACATGAGCATTTTTTCAACCTGCTCATCCCTTATTTCCAATGGTTCATGGTCAAACTGGTATTCTAAAAACAACTAAGAATATATTCATTGTTTTCCACTGATAATAAGGCGGTTTTTTCAAGCTCCTGAACAAATCCCTCTACACCTAAAGGAATTACTGTGCCGTATTTTTTCAACGTGTATTTTGTCTCTTCATCTTCATTACTCGAAGTGATAAAGTAAGTTTTATCCTTGAGTCCAGGCGTTTGAAAAAGGATTGATTTAATTTCAATATCATACAACGAATAACCAATAAAGAAGATGGCACTTGCGAAATCCATATCTTTTTTAAAATAATAATTCCATTCAGACTCAATAAATGAATCTGGAGAGCAATACGATGAATCAGACAGTTTAAATGTTGAATTTAAGGTTTCTTGGTTTAGACTGTTAATTGAACCATTCAGATGAACACAGAGCCGACCACGCTTATAATAGTCCTTGACATCGCATTCGATATCTACAGATTGTACGTTAATGCCGTTATGCTTTGCGGCTTCTTCAAATGAATGGTCATAGTTAGTAGTGTAGCACCGCCTCCAATTAAGTGAAGATATCATTTTTTGATATTCAGATGTTTCCTTAACAGTATATTCCTGCAACAATATTTCAATAAGTGACGACTCGCCTTTCTGATCAATATAATAATCAGATGCAAATCGAAGATTATCACTTTCTTTAGTACCCGAGAGATTGCAAAGTTTTCTTGATAAAGCTCTTCCAGTCATTAAGTTTTTATTATTGATGTTTATACCGCTCATGGAAAATCCAGCGCCTAAAAAAACGACAGCTTTCCCCGAGTTAATTTTACTTAAAATACCCTGATAGTCTACATCTTGCCCTTTGAAGTTGTTGTTTTTTAAAACAAATTCCATACATCACCTTTTGAGCTAATTAGTGGTAAAATAATTATTACTGTCCTTAATCAAAACTGACATATTCAAGATCAAGGCTCCCCTCCTCAATTGCAATTCTCTACTTGAGAGTATCTACTTTGAAAAAATATACAAGCTTTTGATTTATTTATTGAAAAATAACCTTTGTGCTAATAATATTGAAGATATAGCCTGCCCAGACACAGTTTTCAATGCGACTAACGTGTGGTACCGATTACATACTCTGTATAACGTCGCGCAGCAGAACCTTGCTACTAATTGCTATCTAGCAGGGACGCCATTGTGTTCTTATTCTGTTTAGGGCAAGTTTTTACTATGCGTGGATACATCTCTCTATTGCTGTAACGATTAGCTAAGTTTAAGGGCTGGTCATGGCCGGTACAAACGCGGTCATCAGCATGCCCTGATCACAATTCTCATCGTCAGAGAGCAGAACGATTTTTTTGTCGAGGCGGATTTTGGCCTCCTGCAGCTGCTCATTCTTGCTGGCGCGCTGGAGATACTCCGCGATGATGGCAATCGCCTTATGGGTATGCTTTTGGGTGAATTCGGTCATGCTCACGCCCTCCCCGCGTCTTTGTTGCGTTTGTACTGAGCCATTAACATCTGCGCTGGTGTCGGCCCGGTCGCTGCTTTCGGTGCGGCCAGCGCCCGACGCACTGACGGAATAGGCTTCCCGACCAGCACCCGCTTTTCCCACATATCAAGAATATCGCCAGCCTCACGCTCGAGCTCTTTCTGGCTAAGTTGACCATCAGTGCCGCGGCGACGAAGCTCGAGGCAAATGTGGTAAAAAATCGGCTTAGGCCACGGATACTGCTCGCTGCTCGGATAACGAAACACCAGCTTGCGCCACTTCCAGTATTCAGCCATGACGTTAGCGGTGGTGATCCCCAGAACGCAGCGCCCTTCCCTGCACCACTTGATGAACTGGCCTGGCGACGGCAGGAATGGACGCTCCTGACGACGAACCATACGCATGCCGGCTTCAACCTGCTCCATCGTGGTAATTCCATTTTCTTTGAAGGCCAGCACCCACTGCCGGCGGATCTCATTCACGTCTTCCTGACTGCGGTTAACCAGGCTTGCAGGGAACGCGGCGGCCAGCTGTACGAATAGCCCATTGATAATCTGAGCCACCTGCTGCGTTTGTTCGCACTCTGTGTACTGCTCTGGCATGTTGTATGCCACGCGGCGAGCCTGTTCCCGGTCAAAATTGCGAATGCTCTCGGCTAGGTTTTTCATTTCAGCACCCCATCAATCCAGTCGGTGTTATGCAGGTCGATGCCGCCCCGGGATGGCTTTGCCGTTCCGGTTGCGCGCAGCCGTTTAGTGGTGAGCTGATCCCACTGCTTGCGCAGACTCGAAGGGCTCAGGATGTTGTCTTTCCAGAACTCGTCCCGGTTGGCCCACTGGAACAGGTCACAGATTTCGTAGTGCGTGTGCTTGTCCTGGACACGCATCAGCCTGATGGTATTTGCCCATTCAGCCCAGTTTGGTTTGGATAGCGAAGCGTTGACGGTGAGAAGCCTGTCGTAAATCCAGCGAGCGGCTTTGAGATCGTCAGCAGTACCCCATGACTTACCTGCTGGGGTGTAGATCCCATCAACAGCTTCTGGGTGACGAATGAGGAATTTTTGAGTCGCCTCGTTTCGGGATTCTTCAGAATTCCGAGACGAAGAGATCTTATTATTTATATTGTTGTTATTACCTTCTTGTTCATGATGCGCGGGGAAATGCGCGGCCTTATGAGCGGGAGAATGCGCGGCATCACCTCCGAAAGCCCCGCCATTACTGGCTTCGTCATGCGCGGCGCTATGCTCGGGGTAATGCGCGGCCAAATGCGCGGGTAAATCGTCCGTTTTTTGAGCATAAAGCATGTAATTTGTGATGGTTATCACAGTGCCTTTTCTCTTCTCTCCGGCAGTCGAAATCATCCCCTCTTTCTCGAAAATAGCCAGCATCCGATCCACCGCGTGACGACTTGTTGGCTCCCCTGCCCGGTCACATAATTTCAGGCCAAGATCGGCTGAGGTGGTCACCAGTTGTCCCGGTTGCAGTGGCCACTGATGGCCTTTAAAGTTCGCCGTATAAGGCTGACGGGCAGCGCCCAACAGAAGGTTTTCCCACAATGTGCGCAGGAAGACATCTTTCGCCCAGGGCTTCTTCAATACACTCCGGTACAACGGGATGAATCCGGTCTTCTGGTTCTCCATCCGGTTGCTCCTGACGGCACTACGTGCCGAGAAATCAGCGTAAGCGACATTCGACATAGCTAGCCCCTTTCACCTGGTGTTTTGTACATGTATTTGTCATAATAAACTCGCAATTACCTTTCCGTTTTTGCACCTGAAAGTCGGTTCTGTTCGCGCAGACCGGCTTTCGCCTTTTCTGAAGTCTTCACATTGCCCCCAGCATCGTTGTAACCATGGCCATCAATGGCGCCACAGAGTCCGGCCCGTCTAGGTAGAAACTGGCAACGATTTTTTCGCTGATTTCCTTCAGTCGTACCTGTTTCGGTGCATTCAGAACGACAGCCTGAAGGGCTTCTGCATCCTCTTTCACCGACCGGGCAATGCGGACCGTGATATCGTCATGTTTAATCAGTCGATCCCGGTACGCCAAAGGCAATGCAGCCATGATTGCCGGCGCCAGCTGCTTTACATTCTCCCGGTAAACAGCTGAGTCCTCTTTGTTATCCAGCCAGCGAAACAGCTTCACGTTCCAGACTTCAGGTTGGCCGGTAAGGTCAACGCCTTTCAGATGCAACTCTTCAGCCGACGCCTGGATTTGCAGCGCAGCAACCAAACGCCCTTCTGCAGCCGCCCATGCGCGAACAGCCGAACAGATTGCGCGGTGATCGACAGGTTGCTTTGCCTTAGCTTCCTGATGACAGTTAAATATCATGCGTTCTTTGGGTGCTCTGTTACTCTGATGAAAAGAAAGTGTTTGCATCGTTAAGGCTCCTGTTTAGGTAAACCATCGCTGGGATTTGGGTAGAGATCAGGGCGCAGTTCGTGGGGAGTTACACCAGTGACATGAAAAATCGGAAGTACTCGAGCCTGGGGAACCTGCCCCCCATTCCGATTTCTCCAGTGACTAACATTCATGGCACTAGTCGATAAAAGTTCAGCCAGTTTTGTCGCACTGCCCGCGGTGGCAATGGCTTTGTCTAATGCATTCATATCTGATCTCCAATGGTGAAGTGATAGAAGTTAAACATTATGTTTATATTAATGTCAACTTTTTGAGCGTTGAGCAAATAAACATTTGGTTTAGAATCTTGTTATGAAAGAGAAAACTCATCAGACAGATCATCCTCAAGTGCGCAGACTCAATGAAATCATTGAGCAAAAAGGTATTTCTAAAGCTGACATGGCGCGTATTTGCGGTGTCAGTTCCCAGTCTGTAAACAACTGGTTCGTGCGCGGGACGATAGGTAAAAGCTCAGCGATTAAACTGGCGGATGCGCTTGGAGTTAGTCTTGCCTGGCTTTTAGGGCAAGAAGTAGATGAGGTAGGTGGACTTAAAACTGACGAACAGCGCCTACTCGAGCTCTATCGACAGCTGCCGGAAGAAGAGCAACAGAACATGCTCCGCATCTTCGCGCTTCGCCTGAAGGAGCTGGATGAGTTGTATGAAAAATACATGAGCAGACGAATCAAGGGCGACTCTGAGTAGTAAGCATCTGATGCAAACGACGAGGGACACGATTGAAAACTGGTCTATTTTTAATTTCTATCGCCGTTCTTTGTTTCACCTTCCTTTTCATCTGGATCGTACTCATTGGTCCTGTGAATGGGCAGGATAAAACGTACTTTAATGACTCAACAACTTTTGCGATCATTGCTATGGCAGTGCTTTTTATAGCGTTCGTAGTGGTTACAGTGATGGTGTTGATGTGAAAGTTAGATCGTTCGCCAGTTGCCGTGAGATGAGCAACTGAACATTATCAGCATCTGCGCGCTTCGCCTGAAGGAGCTGGATGAGTTGTTTGAGAAGTACATGAAGGGGCGCATTCGATCGCAGGGTGAATAAAATGTCTAAAGTAGAGCAGGCCAAAATTGCTTTTGTTTATTCAGGGCTTATAGCTCCAGGAATAAAAGTTGGGGACCCTACTCCAAGTATTGCAATATCATGCAACGATTTTCCATCAGAGCAACTTTTATCTGTTAATTTTGGCGTCATTGACTTTAACGGTGTTGATAATTATTCATTAGAAATCGAAATTTTCTACGATGGTGAAACTGTTTCTATTGAGTCGGATCTTAAAGAAATTTTTCAGTACCAACCTCAGTGGGGTAGCAGCGGCGAATATGTAGCTACGATGTCAGTTATTCAATCCTTCATTGCAAAAGGGCCTGGCTATTATACCCTTGAAGCATCTCTTCTTTTTAAGCTGCCTACTCCAAATTCTGAATGGGAAGTCATTGATGTAAAGAAATCTTTCTTTGCAGTCTCTAAGGAATGGAGAAACAAAATCGATGGCTGAGCGTAAGGTTATACCATTACCTAACGCGCATATTGAAGCCGCTAACGATCTGAGCCAAGATAGTAAATATGGCGGAGGTAATGGTGGAGGCGATGATATGCTGCAAAGAGTTAAGGACCTCGAAAAAGACGTCCAGCAGATGAAAACCGACATTGCGGTCATGCGTTCAAATTACGCAACAAAAACTGATGTTAGTGACGCAAAAAATTCGATTATTCTTTGGGTAGTTGGAGCTGTCGTCTTCGCACAGCTTATCCCGGCGATACCTAAAATATTGGAAATCTTCTTCCACAAATAATCCGGCCACCGAGCCGGTTTTTTTATATCCCCTTGCTCACCAGTTTTGCCGCCTTCTCAAACACCTCATCCTGAACACCATCGCCCTTCTGCCTTCCCAGTCTCATCAGCTCGTCAACGATGCTCGCCCGGTTAATGGGTTTTTGAGCTGATACCAAGCCAATCACCGCTGCGCCGATCGCCAATCCAACCAACCCAGTTTGTTCGTCTTTGTTCTTCATCGCTCTACTCCGCTATGCCCTTAGAAAGATTAGCACCGAGAATGTAAATACTAAATGCCTGATCCTTACTCCAATCCCGACCATTGCGTCGGGATTTTTTTGTCTCCTATCACGTAACGCCCTCAAACAACTCCATAAATAAACTTTTTGTTTAATTATAAATACTCATTATGTTGACACATGTTTAAACATTGTGTTTAATCATTATCACTAAGACGCACTACGAACCACCCAGGCATGGAGCCCACGAAGTAGCGGCCCGGCGCATACGAAGACCGGGATGAGGTGGAGAGATTAATGCGCATCAGGTGTAAATGTTCCGCTGGCCGGCGATAAGGGCAAACAAGGGGATTGAGATGAAAGCTAATCCAGCAATACCTAACAGCGGTCGCGCCGTTCCCATGCGCAACCAACGCACCGGCGCAGCATGGCTGGTCTCTTTTAACCACAGTGAAGGCACCTACTGGCATGAGCCGCAGGGCAATCTGCGCCACATTCGCCGCCCGTATGCCTCACGCAGAATTGAACCGCACCTGGTCCCAGCAGGTACGCACTGATGAATACTCTTTTCGCGTTAGTGCTGACCATCGGCATGACCAACGGTGAGTTTCAGGATGTAGTTCTTGATGTCTATGAAAGCGAACAGCAGTGCGAACAAGCAGCTGTTGAACAGCAGGTGGCAGGTAACTGTTATCCGGTAGACAAGATTGTCCGAGCAAATGAAATACCGGCAGATACCACGGCCAGTTTCTGAGGAGATGCTAATGCAGAAGAAATGCGGTTACTGCGGTAAGCCAATCGAAGGTGAACCGGTCAAAAACGAACTGCTATTCCGTCAGGGAAATCGGCTGGCTCGTAAAGAAAAAGAGTATTGCTCTGAGCGTTGCGCCTCCCACGACCAGATGGCCCACGAAAGCTAACGTAAAAGCCGCGCAAGGCGGCCTGTACGCCCGGTGACACCGACCAAAGTTCCACCGGTTTTTTTACCAAACCAAAACAACACCCAATGGGCGCTATCTCTGGCCCGGGGATCTTACATCCAAAAAAGAGGATCTCACATGGAATTTTTCTATGTAGTTAAGGCTACGCAGAAATCCGGCAAAGAAGATGCCGTAATCTGGTTCACTGCTAAATCTGAAGCCCGCGCGAACTTACAGCTCGATGTAGAGCTGGAAGATGGCGGCATTGAAACTGGCCGTGGCAAGGACTATCAGAAGCCGGTTCGTACCGATTTCCCGGTATATAACGATCTTCCTGATGAAGGCACCGTGGATTATTCATGGTGTAAACGCTACGAACTGGACGAAGACCAACGTACCTGGAAAATTAAACTGCTGGCGGGTGATGGGCAGCGGGATGCAACCGCGCAGCCTGATGTTGCGACGGGTAAAGACAGCAGCATCGTGGAAGAAAAACAGGCATTACTCCGCCCGGTATCGCGCCTGCGCCTCCCGCAACGCCTCATCGCGCACCTGATTAATGACACTGAAGTAAAGGAAATCAGCGAAGAGCAGCACATCCAGATCGGGCAGATGGAAAGCGATGATAGCAACCAGTACGTGCAGAATCTGTTACTGGCAGCAGCTAACGTTCCTGATATCAAGGAGCTTTCCGCCCATGTTGAGTGGAACCTTGTGAGTGCAATTAAACAAGTTTTCCAGCGCGATCAGGTTTATACCGTCAGTTCATTCGAAGAATTTATGGCCGAATGGGTCAGCGCGCCTGAACACAGAACTCTCACCACTCACAAATGGCTTTTTGATAAAGAACCTGAGGTTGTTGTTAAGGATGAAAACGTCCCCTCCACAACCACACCTGTGCTGATTACCGTGGCAACCCTCCCCCTGCGCCAGCGCATTCTTGCCCAGTATATTTCTGATGAATATGCATATCACATCGATGCAGAACAGAAGAAAACCATCCAGGAACTCGAACTGGATGCTGATAACAGCTATGTGCAGAACCTGCTGCTGGCTGCTGAGAACGTGGAATTCTTCAAGAATGCTCCTGAGATAGACATCTCACGGGTTGTAGCTGCTCTGAAAACCGTTTTCCCGGTTGAAGGTAAACGGACTGAACTGTCTCTTGTTATGCGGTTCATCAGGATCTGGTTTAACACAGAGCACCTTGATCGCGGCATCCTGGTTCGTGAGTGGGCTGCCGGCAACCGTATCAGCAATGTTCAGCGCACTGATTCCGGCACCAATGCAGATGGAGGCTATGTCACTGACCGCGGTGAAGGCGCGCATCACACCCTGGACACTCTCGATATGGAGATTGCCTGTGCACTGTTGCCGATGGACTTCAACCACCGCGAAATTCCGGGCAGTATTCACCGGCGTGCCAAAGAGATCGTGGCCAAAAAGAAGAGCCATGGAAATCATGGAGCGCCATCCTGCGTAATCAGCCGGGTGTTCTGTCGGTTAACCGCGCGGCCATTTTCAACCTGGTACG